ATCGGCGGTCGCCTCCGAGAGGAGAAAACCAGACACCCATACTAACCACCACAGGCCGATTAGCATAGACATCTCACATTAGGAGCCCCACCTCACAGGAGATGGGTCTACGATTCCTCAAATCCCCCACTTAACACTCCGTAGAGCGCATCCGTATGTATTCAACCGGACAAGCATTCCACCATCAAACAGTGGTCAATGCCGGAAGGGTTGGTACATTACCGAATGAACATAGGGATATTCAGTCTCACTCTCCCATCCCCCATAAGGGGAGGAGGGCTCCCGGTAGAATCTCTTCTAAAACCCCACGATCAGATCTGCTGATCGGAATAGTTAAACCTGCGGGAGGGCGAACCTCGTCAAATCGCAGTGACTAAACCGATAAGGTCTGGGAACCATGGGTAGACCCGTTTGTCTATATTTTATAGGTAAAATCATTGATTCAGCTGAGGGCTGACAGGATCTACAAGTTCAACCTTGTAGTGCGCCATGACTCTGCCTAGACCCGTGAGGGTCGAGGAAGAGAAGATGGAGTACACCAACCATGCCGCAACAGACAGATTAGCTGTGGTATTGCTAGAAGGATTAGCCTTACTATACAACCACGGATAAGCTGCCTTTGAAGCATCGTACCTCGCCGGCGAACTGGGAGCCCATACTGAGTTCCGAGTGTTGCCGCCAACTTGTAATATCCTATTAGCCGACAGATTTCCCACATCGCTATCATTTTCATCGTAGACCAAGGCCATAACCATCTGACCCCCCACGGTGGTAGCGCAATACGGCTCGTACGTGACTGCCATTGACAGTACACGGTACTTACTGTAGAGTGCTCCCATCTGGTTGAGCCAGGGCAAATTGGAAGATCGGGCGCTAAGCTCGACCGCTCCAACCTGCTCTGTATCAGGGACGAGATTGCTGGTAAGAGTGAGAATACTCTCACAATTCTCAACAATCGCGCCTCGGGTTGTAGGTTGTATCTTTGGACCCTGATATGTGGACCTGACGCTCATCGCGGCAGGAGCAGTTGTCAGAGTCGATGATAGTGACTTCGACTTGGTAGATCGCGTCCTCTTTGATTTCTTCACCACCTTACTTGTCCTAGGATCCATTTGTTTTAATTCGTTCAGCCGAAGCTGGACCTTTGCGTTGGGTAGGAGCCCCTCAGGTCTCTGATCTCACCATACTGGCTAAGACTCCCGGAATAGCAAATGGATATCCTCAATGCCCACCATATCTCCTAACTCCCGATATAGACCCTCTCTAT